TCTTTTTGCACAAAAGATAGTTGCTTGTTTACCTATGGATTTACAATAAGATGATAATGCTATTTGAGCTGCCCCATAAACAGGTGATGGATAAACAAATTCATCATAGGTGGTATCTAATATATTTTTTAGAAGCACTGATTTAGTTCCACCAGATAAAAGGTCATCTCTAAGAACCTCTATTCCCTTATGAGATTCTATAACGATTGACATTAAACTTTTATTTTAAGTTTCTTAATAATCTTTGGGTCTGTACCATAATCCTCACACAATTGAAGTATTTTTTCTTTACCAGATTTTGTTGAATAAAAAATCTTTAAGTAATCTTCTGATTCCAATTTTGATACCTCATAATGTTTTGCTACTAATTCAACCAACCAACCCTCGTACTTATCTGAACTTTTTGGTTTCATGTACTTCATAAAGTGTCTACCTTTTGGAAGTAAGTCAATCAAAGCAAGATACATTGCTTTTGGTGGAACTTCTTGAAGGTATGGTTGAACTGTTGCAATAGTTTCAATCCACTCATGTTTCATTGAGAGAAAACGAAGTACCATATAGTTAGAAAATGTTTTCTTATCAGCTTCCTCTAACTTATCCCAATACTTAGGGTCTTGTTCATTGGTAATTGCTTTTATGTGGTCAAACAACGATTTAGGCATTCTCTTCTTGCTTCTTCTTATCTAATTCTTCTAACATTTTTAGTTGTGGTGAAAGAAGTTCTTCACAAACCTCACCACAATTACCACAAAGTAATACTTCGATTGGTACAACTACATCTTGTGGAGTTCCTGTAACTAACTTAGATATTTTTCTGAATTTTGAACCATCTACAAAGATATCATATCCACATTGTTCACATACCACAGGATTTGATTTACCCAAATCAATCTTTGCTTGTTGTGTTGGTTGTTCTGATGCTTTTTGTGGTTTGTTACCACCCATTCCTACAATTTTTGCCATCTTAGATTAAGTTTATAATTTCAATTAAAGTTGCTGCCATTGGAATTTCTTTATCAATAGCATTAAAGTGTCTATTTTGACCTTCAGCAAGACAAATCACCACATTTGCTGTATTTTGTGGAGCATACTCATCTACCTTTTCATATAATAGAGTAAATAGTTCCGAAAAATCAGTTACTCTACTATCGATTATTACTTGTCTTGTTTTAATATATTTGTTTCTCTTATCATCAGAAGATTTTAAGATATCCAATACTTTCATCTTATAATCATTTTCTAAAAGATTTTGAGTATCTACTTTCAGTTTACCTTTAATAGAATTTAACTGACAAGTATTGATAATTTTACGAATATCGGGATATCCACTATCAATAATAGGAACTAAGTCTTTTGGTTCAAATTGAATTTCTTCACTATTCAAAATCTTTGAAATTTGAACTGCTACATCTTTTTTAGTTGGTGGAATAATCTGAAAAGTTTGACATCTACTCTGAATTGGTTCAATCACTTTTTCAACATAGTTACAAGTCAAAATAAATCTACAATGTTGTGAGAATGTTTCCATCAGGTTTCTCAAAATTGCTTGTGCGTTTTGAGACATATAATCAAACTCATCTAAGATAATAATTTTGTATTTTTTGAATCCCATTGATGATGCGAATCCTTTTACTTTATTCCTTACAGTTTCCACATTGTTCTCATCAGATGCGTTGATTACCATATAATCACAATCCAATGATTTTACAATCAATTTGGCAAGAGTAGTCTTACCAGTTCCTGCTCTACCATAAAGAAGTAAGTGTGGTACATCACCAGTTTCTAAATAACCACTTACTTTTTCTTTTAGGTGTTCGTTACCAACATAGTTTTCTAATGTAGTTGGTCTATAACTCTCCACCCATAAAGAGTTATCTACTTGTTCGTTATTTGTTTCTTCGAAAAATGCCATTTTTATCTATTAAAAGAATTTATTATCTGAATAATTTTTTGACCATTTTGGGTCTTTTTTTGATTCACCTAATGGGTCACCTTTATAGTCCACACTACCTGCTTCATCTATAATCTTTTGTACTGCTTCTTTGTTTTCTTCTGGAATCCAAAGTTTTGTATAAATCTCATCGGGTGTGTCTTTAACTCCCCTATCTAAACACCACTGTCTAATACCTTCCCATGCATTACTCTTATGTAAATCGGGATGACTATTGTGTAAAAGATTTTTCTTATAACCGTTTCCTTGTAAAATATGATACAACCACTCAACACCATATTTTGTTTTGGTTGTTTTTTTCTTTTTACTATTTTCCAAAGCATCAATTAAATCATTAACTAAGTTATCTTTGAAATTTTGGTCATGTGGAGGTAATTCCCAATCAATAGATTTATTCTCAGGTATTTTGTTTAATAACGCATGAAACTCCTCTTTTGATGAAAAATATAATGGATAGTTTTCTCCCAATACATATTCATAAGTTGGGTGTTTGAATGCTAAACTTGGTTTTTTTAACTTAATTGCATCTTGTACAGATAAGTTCCAAGTCATATAATTATCAACAAAACAAAGTGTAGCAAAAGACTTTTCAATCAATGAACGATATTGACCACCACTTGGTAAATTTTTAACATACATCCATTTAGGAGCAGGTTTACCAGAGTTTGGTTTCTTAGCACTTTCATCAGTAACCCAAACCAACCATTCATCTCTATCTAAGTCTTTTGTATACTCTACCAATTTTTGAATACCCGTTGTGTTATTCCACCTGTGATTAAATAAAAGAATCTTTTTACCAGGAGGTACTGCTACTGGTTCTGAATTTGGAAAATCACCTACACCCAATGGAAAGTAGTTTATCTTTTCATTCATAACCTTTTCATTTAATCCAGATACCGTGTATTCTTTTTTATCCCAATTAGATTTCATGTAATCTAACGAAACAGGGCAGTGAAAATATGATTTATGAGCAAAACTGATTGCTTCTAATTGTCTAAAGAATCCTTCTGGATATCCATCGGTTACCCTACTCTTAGGACAATCAACCCAATGAAAGAAATTAAAACACTCTAAAGTTAGTCCATATCTTGAAGATAATAGTGAATTAACTACATTATACAAAAGTTCGGGTTGGTGATTAAATATAAAGTCAAAATCTTGTCCTCTCCAATCAACAATTCTATTGGCAAGTTCTTTACCATTAAAATATGCTCGATTAGATAATACTGACTGAGAATAATCGAAAGGTATTAAATTAACATTTTTACCCAAATCGGGAATGTTGTTGTTTCTTGGTACTAAAACCGTATGATGGCATTGTGGTAAAAACTTAATAGTCTTTACCATAACTTTATAGTTAGAGTCACCATGATGTTGAAATTTATTCCCTCTCCACCTAACAGGTGACATTATATGTAGGATTCTCCTACCATATAACGGATTATTATAGTCTTCAGTCATATTATTTTATTTATTTAATTTCGACAAGATAGTAATTGCTTGTGTAATCTCCATCAACAAAGTTTAGATGTGCTAAACCATCTGATGAAATCTTTAGAGATGAACTTGAAGAACCTCTATTTGCTGTAAGAATACCTTTTAAGTATTTTGCAGAGAATGCAATTGGTTCAACATCACCCTCACAAGTACAATCAACCGAAATTGAAATTCTGTTTGAATTGATTGAAGAATATCCTAAGATAATTTCTCCACTATTGTCTTTACAAGTGAATGTAAATGTGTCTGCATCAGTTAATGCACCTTTTGATTTAATGAACTTGTTTACAAAGTCATCATCTAATGTAATTTCTACATTAAAGTTTGGTAATTGTTTCAAATCAGGTACTGATGGGATTACCGATGGTGCTGCTAACATATACTGCATCTTAGTTCCTTTATCTGAGAACTTTAGTGCACCAGTTACTTCTTCTACATCGATTGTACTATCAAGTACACCCAATAGATTCTTTAATTGAGATGTTGTGTAAATACCAAATTCACCATTAGGAAAATCGGTGTTAGTTACAGTTACATCTCCTAAAAGAGTCTTATCATCTGAAATCATTCTAACAGAAAGGTTAGAATCTTCAGACTTAACCATTACTGATTCAACCTCTCCACCGAGATTGTATCTACTGATGAAACCATCAAATTTTACTTTTTCCATAATTTACTTTTAAGATTTATTTTTAAGTGTTACAAATATACGAAATATTTTTTAATTATCCAACTAAAAAGAGAAAAACTTTTCAGCGGTCTTTTTTGAGGATAAAACTTCTCCCCAATCCAATGCTCCATAGAAATCTTCTAATTTTTTTAGAAGTTCTCTTTCGAAGATTTTATCGTGGTCAATGTAAGTACTAATTAACTCCATAATCTGTGGAGGGTCATTATAACCATTCATTGCTACCCCATCCAATCCATATGGATTTTGTTTAAGGTAAACCCACTTAATTTTATCACCATCTTTTAGTGGTTCGTATTGATTTTGAACCCCAAAGTGGGTGAGTAATTGATTATATGCGATTGATGCTTTAACGTGTGCAGGACAACCCGATGGAAATTGAAACATTGCTGTTTGATTTCGTTTCTTAGGCATATACTTTGATAAGTTTTTTACTGCACCTGCTTTTGCAATCTTAACCACATCCATATTAGGTAAGTTCTTTTTGAAATCGTGAACTTTGTTTGTTAGTTGTTCTTCGGTATCACCTCGTAGAATCTCAATAAGAACTTCACTCATAAACTTTCTAAATGCCGCTGGATATGAAGAACGAACAACATCTAATCCTTTTACATCTAACTTGTCAACAGGTACACCATTATCTGAAATAATCCATTGAGCATATCTTTTCTTTGCAATCCAAATACCTGATTTGGAAACATACTCTTTCTTAATCTCAAATCGGTGTTTATCCTTATCTACATTGAATACTTTTTCCGAAAGAATATTATAGAAATCGTTTAGATAATCTTGCATCTCACCTGCAATATCATTTACAAATCCAGCAATAGTATCTTGCTCACTCTCTTTCCAATTTGGAATCCTATGGTCTAAAAGTGGAGCAGCTGAGAAAAATACAGAATCAGTATCAATGTATATATTAGAGTCAGCATTAGGAGTATTAAGCTCCTTGTTGTACTTGATGTTAGCCATATCAGCAGTTGATTTAATAACTGTCTGTCCCGTTGTGGTAACAGCGGTAGCATTATCAACATCATAGAACCTAAAGGCAGGAAGACCAAGCACACCATATAAAGAGTTAAGTAGAATCTTCTGTACCAACTGACGTTTCTTATACCATTCGTATTTTTCTTTTTCTCCACTGTTTCCATATTCTTTCATTTTGTTTTTGAACTCAACTCTTTGTGAAAACCACAAATCCAAAATATCAGGAATACATCCCACTTTATCAGTACGATACAATACACCATTTGATGCTACCGAGAACTTACTTCTTTCAAAAAACTTCTTTAGATTCTCTTGTGTAATCGTATCACCATTAATTATCCAACTTTCTCTTTTTCCTTTAATGTAATCTTGCGCATCCCAATTTTCAATCTTACCCATCTTTGTTTCAGGTGAAATGTTCACCGTCATAATAATAGATGGGTATAGTGATGTTAAATCCAAATCGTAAATCCATTCGTACTTACCAACGATGGGTGCTTTTACATATGCTCCAATGAACTTTTCTTCTTTGTTCTCCCTAAGTGCCTCCATCCTTTCCTGTCTATCAGCAGGTTTGTTTGGTGCTACAATGTTTTTTCTTTTCAAATAAGTTAGAAGTGCT